TAACACTTCTTTGCAATGATTTGAAGACAAAAATTAATAAATTACAAATTTCTATACAAGAAAACAACAATTTAAGTCAAAAAATAGAAGAACTAAACATTTCAATAACCGAAATCCAAAATGAAAAGTCTTCCTATATCGAAAAAATAGAAGAATTTGAAAAAGAAATCAAAACTCTCGAAGAAAAGTTAACAAATCAGCAAAAACAACTCAATATTTTAGAAAATTCCAAATTAATTGTTTCAGAAGAGGGTGTTAAGACACATATTATTAAAAAACTTCTTGTTTTCTTCAATAATAAATTGAATTTTTATCTTAAAAAATTAGAAGCACCTTGTACATGTACCTTTGATGAATATTTTGACGAAACAATTACAAATGAGAACAAAAAAGAATGTTCTTATTTTAATTTTAGTGGAGGAGAACGGAAAAGAATAGACCTAGCTATTCTTTTTACATTTCAAGACATACTAAAATCACAGTCCGGTATATATTATTCACTTAATATGTATGATGAATTGTTTGATTCTGCTCTGGATGAAGCAGGAGCAAATAAAGTTTTAGAAATATTGAGAGAAAAAACAGAAAAATACAATGAATCCGTGTATATTATATCACATAATTCTGCTGTATCTAAGAATAACATAGATAACACAATTCAGCTACAAAAAAATCAAGGTAAAACAACAATAGTAATTTGATTTTTATAAAATATTTGATATAATATATAAATATGGCATTGAAAATAAAAAAAGAAGAAAACTTAAATAAAAGAGTTACATACGGGTTTTCTGTTGTTAGAAAAGAAATTCCACTCCCGCCTGTAGGAACAAATCATAATTTATTAAATTATTTTTATATCCATCTTTTTCCGGTAAACATTCCAGCACCAGCACCTATCGAAATGCCAGAAGCAAATCTTCCTAGAGTCTTAAATTATTATGCCGACTATGGTGGTTGTGGATATTGGAGAATGATATGGCCTGAGTATCTTTTAAATTTTTATCAAAAGGCTGTTTGCTCTGGTATGACACAAATGATCCTTGATGTTAGGTTTTATCAATCTTTAAAGGCTGTTAGATTTCAAAGACAGGCAACAGAACATCAATTGGCCTTTATTAAAGAACTTAATAAGATTAAAAAAGATTTTGGTCTTAGATTGTTATATGAAGTTGATGATATTGTCTTCAGAGAAGACATTCCTGATTACAACAGATGTAAAGATGCGTTTAATGATGATAAGATTGTAAAAAATATTCTAGAAATCATAGGAATGATGGATGAAATGACCGTTACGTGTCAGTTCATGAAAGATTATTATATAGAAAAAACAGGAAACAAAAATATAACAGTTATTCCTAATTATGCACCAAAATTTTGGCTTGATAAGCTATATAATGCAGAAAAACTTCTTAAAAACTTTGAGAAAAATAAAAAAAGACCAAGAGTTCTTTATTCTGGATCAGGTACACATATAGATGTATTGAATAGAACAGGAATGAAAGATGATTTTAATCATGTAGTGGACGAAATCATCAAAGCAAGGAAAAAATTTAAGTTTGTATGGAAGGGTTGTTACCCATTAGCAGTAAAACCGTTCATAGATAACGGAGAAATGGAATATTTGGACTGGTCTGTGTTACCAGAATACCCACAGGGGTTGGTTGATGCTAATTGCAATGTTACATTTGCACCATTGATTGATAACATCTTTAACAAATCAAAGAGTAATATTAAAATGATAGAATCGGGTGCTCTTGGAATGCCTGGTGCATACCAAGACATGTGTACGTATGAATTGTCACCGAATAAATTTAAGTCAGGAAAAGATTTGATTGGTCTTTTGGAGCATATGACATCAGATGTGAACATTTATATGAAAGAATCCAAAAAAGCCAGAGAATTTGCAGAAACAATGTGGTTAGAAGACCATATGGATCTATACGAAGGTCTTTACTTGACTGGTTGGGGTTCAAAAGAAAGAAATGAACAATATCCGAACTTGATTTTACTAAATAAAGATCAGATAATGTAAGCCAAATCATGGCTTATCGAAATATAGCATATAATAACCAAGAAGGTTGTATTCATTTATGGACTTGGGATGAAGACGGCAATAGAGTAAAATATGAAACAAGTTACGAACCCAGTTTATATATTGAAAGTAATGAAAAAAACGATGCACTTTCTATTTTTAACACACAGTTAAAAAAACTTACATTTAAAAACAATTATTACAGGAATAAGTTTGTAAATGAAACCCCTATAAAAAGAATTTTTCAAAATTTGAATGTAGAACAGGATTTTTTAATTAATACATTCAGAGAGGATGAAAAAAAGAATGATTTATCAGGATTTCCTTTAAAAATCTACTTTTGGGACATTGAAACTTACAGCCCAAATGGATTTCCAGAACCTTCTAAGGCAGAAGACCCTATAAATTTAATAACAATTTATGATTCATTAAAGAAAAAATATTATAGTTGGGGTACAAAGAAATATTCTTCAAAAGAATCAAATGAAATTTATTACTTTTGTGAAAATGAATATGAATTACTAGAAAAATTTCTTCAATTTTGGGAAAAAGATCCACCAGATATAATGTGTGGATGGAATACAGAAACTTTCGATGTTCCTTATCTAATAAACAGAATAAAACAATTTAAAGGAGATGAATATACCAGACTTTCTCCTATTCAGAATGTGTATTGTAGAGAAGGTGTTGTTATAAACAAATATAACAAGCCATTTGACAAGTGGTATATATCAGGAGTTTCAAATTTGGACTACATGATTATATATAAAGCATTCTCAAGAGGAGATTCTGAATCATATAGTCTTAATTTTATTGCAGAAAAAGAATTAAAAGAAGGAAAAATTGACTTTGGAACAGGAAATTTAGCAGAATTAGCTAATTCTGATTGGGATACCTTTGTAAGATACAACATCCAAGACGTAAGACTTCTTGTAAAACTCGAAGAAACATTAAAATACTTGGACTTGGTTAGAAACTTGTCATATAAAGGATTTATTCCTTTTGAGAAAGCAACAGGAAAGGTTTCGATGATTACAGGAGCAATCGCGCACGAAGCATTATTACAAGGCAAAATGATTCCTACATTTAAATCAGATCATGAAAAACAAGAATATGTGGGGGGTTATGTACATGATCCAGAAAGAGGATTACAAAAGTCATTAGTTAGTTATGATGCTAATAGTCTATATCCAAACACTATTATAACTTTAAATATATCACCCGAAACTAAAATAGGAAAAATTTTAGAAAAGACAGAAAATGAATACAAATTATATTTAATAAATGGAAAAATAATTTCTTTATCAAAGGAAAAATTTTTAAAACTAGTTGATAAAGAAAAAATTTGTATTTCAGATTATGATGTTTTATATACACAAAAAACAAAAGGAGTAGTGCCTTCTTATATTGATAAATTATATAAACAAAGAGTAGATGCCAAAAATGAAATGCAAAAATATCAGAAAAAACTTTCTGATGTAACCGAAAAGGGTGAAAAGCAAAAAATTAAACAAAAAATCCAAGATTTGGATACTCAACAAAATGTTTACAAACTTGTTTTGAACTCTATTTATGGAACTTTTGCTCAAAAATTTTCACCACTTTATGATATAGATCATTCAGCCAGTGTAACAATGACTGGTCAATCTGTAATTAAAAAGGCATCTGATATTGTTTATGATTACATGAAAGAAAATGGATTTACTGGTGAAAAAAGCGGTGTCTATCTTTATTCTGATACAGATAGTATTTTTTTTACAATAGATCCTCTGTTAAAAAATCAAAACGCATCACTCCTGGACAATAAAAACAATGTAACACCAATTGCAAAAAAAATAATAGACGAAATAGATCAAAATTTAAACAAAGAAATTATTGATTGGTCAAAACAGAAACATAATTCAATAGATCCAAGGTTTGTGTTTAAAAGAGAAACAATTTGTGATAAAGGATTATTTCTTGAGAAAAAAATGTACATTCTTCATGTAATTGACAAGGAGGGGACAGTACCAAAAAAACCTTTTGTTTATAAAGGCGTCGAATTAGCGAAATCAACAATGTCGGGTGAAGTTAAGGATTTGATCAGAAATGTTGTTGAGTCTATTATTTTATCAGAAGATAAAAAAGAATCCGATAACATTTTTATAGATTCATATAAAAAATTTTTAGAAATGGATACTAATTTAATATCTACAAGAAAAAAAATTACAGATATTACAAAGTATGAATCTAGAACAGTTGGTTTTAAAACACCAAAAGGAACACCTAATCATGTAAAAGCATCAATATTTTTCAATAATCTTTTGAAAAATTACAATATAGAACATTTATATGAAAAAATTTCTAGTGGAAACAAGGTTAAAATTTTTTATGTTTCTAAAAACAAATATAACATAAATGTTATTTCTTATAATGAAATATTTCCAGAAGAGATAAAAAAAGATATTGTTCCTGATTACGAAAAGATGTTTAAAAAAACTGTATCTCCTCCATTAGAAAGAATTTATTCATGTATAGGATGGAATTTCCCTTCTCTTACTTGTAATTATGAAACAGATATAACATCTCTTTTTTTAGAAGATTCTGATGAATTATAAAAAAAATTGTTGATTTTTTTATAAACTTATATAAGATATAAAGTCTAATATGAGTGATACAAATAAAAAACTAACAGTCTTTCTCGATTATGTAGGAAGAACAATTCTTGGAGAACTTTCATCTGAGGATGAAATAAAAATAAATGTTAAGAATCCTGTGGTATTATCCACGGTTCCAACACCAGATAATAGAATGTCAATTCAATTGTTTCCATTGTTCTTTAGAGAATTCTTAGCAGAAAAAGAAGCTGATGTTGTTATTTCTTATAATAAGAATACAATAACAACTACAGATATTGAGGCATTAGATTTTAGATTACAGGCTCAGTATGCTCAAATTTTCAATAAGAATAATATTTATGTTCCGTCTGGTCAAGGAATCTCAACTCCTGAAAATAAAGGACCCGACGTCATTAAGTTGTTCGATGAGTAGAATTTAGTGTTGATAAAATAGGTAACAAAAAACCCGATGTAAAAGTCGGGTTTTTTGTTTCTTGCTTTTACTAAAAAAAACTTTATAATGTTACACAACTATGGCAAAAACAAAAAAAGAAACAAATCAAGAAAATGAACACACAGGATACATTGAAGATGCATTCAAAGTTTTGGATGATCTCAATCCAGATGCTGCATTTTTAAATGAAAATACATTATCAACAGTTAAAGAATGGATTGATACTGGTTGCATGGCACTTAATGCTATTATTTCTGGTTCTCTTTATGGAGGAATTCCTGTAGGAAGAATTACAGGGTTTGCTGGACCTCAAGCATGTGGAAAGACATTGATGGTTAATAAAATTATGGCTAATGCACAGAAGAAGGGTATGCATGTTGTTTACTTTGATACCGAAAATGCTCTTGATCCAGAAACAGCAATAAGTCTTGGTTGCGATCCAAAGAAAATTAAACACTGTCCAACAGAAATTATAGAAGATTGCAGAAATCAAATCGTTAAGTTCTTAAAAACAATTATTGAAAAGGGACTACAAGGAAAGGTTCTTCTTGCAATTGATTCTTTGGGTAATTTAATCTCAGCAAGAGAAGCAAAGGTAATTGAGGATGGAAAGGATTCTGCTGATATGGGTGCTAGGGCTGTAGCTTTGAAATCTATGTTGAGAGCAATTACACATGCATCAGCAAAAGCAAACTGTCCTGTGGTTTTTACAAATCATATTTATGACAATCCAGGTGCCATGTATCCAACTCTAGTAAAGAACCAAAGCGGTGGTTCTGGTCCTCTTTATATGTCGTCTGTTCTAGTTCAAATGGCTACCAAACAAGAAAGAGTAGGAAAATCTGATAATAAAAATGCTAGTGATGATGTCACTCCTCTGTCAAAAGATGTAAACGGATTAACCATGAGAGCATTAACAACCAAGAATAGATTTGTTCCGCCCTTTTTAGAATGTGAAATGTATCTTAATTTTAGAACAGGGTTGTCGAAGTATTCTGGACTCTTAGAGATGGCAGAAGGTTACGGAATTATCCATAAACAAGGACATAGATATGCAGTTGGTGAGGAAGTTTTAGGTTTTTATAAAGACTGGAAGGATGATGATTCTATTTGGGAATCAAAAATTTTACCACAATTAGAGGAAAAATTAAAATATGAACTTAAATTTAAAAATGAAGCAAATATTGTTTTAAAACAAAAATCAGAAAAAGTTCTTCTTGAAGAATAATTATGGGAGATTCTATTGACTTTGACTATGACCTTTTTGAAAAGGTTGTGGCATATAACTGTTTTTTTGATAGTTCTTATTTTGAATCAATATATGAACATTTAAATCCATCATTCTTTTCTGATGAAAAGAATAGAACGTTTATATCTATACTATGTGATTTTTATAGAAATCACAAAAAGATACCGAACATTACTGAATTAAAATTAAATGTTCTAGATGAGTCTAAAAGAAAAATTGTAAAAGAAGTTTTTTTAAGTTTTTCAGATATTGATAAAAAATATAACAAAGATCTTCTCACAAAGAACACGGAAAAATTTTTAAAAGAAAAAGCTGTTTTTAATACTGTTTTAAAAACAAGCTTAAATATTCAAAGTGGAAACATAAACACTTCTGAAATTTTAAAGTCTTTTGAAAAAGCATGTTCTATATCTCTTGTAAGTGATAATGGATTTGATTATCTTGAAAACATAGATACACATTGCGAAGAACTTCAAAAAACGTTTACATATATACCTTCTGGTTGGAAATGGTTGGATGAAAGAATTGGTGGAGGTTTTCTTGCTACTGGAAGAGCATTATATGTCTTTTATGGTGTAACAAACGTAGGAAAATCAATATTTTTAGGAAACATTGCAACGAATATTTTAAATCAAAATAAAAATGTTGTTTTGATTTCTATGGAGATGTCTGAACAAGTTTATGCAAAAAGAATAAGTTCACAACTTTCACAAATTTGTATGGATGATCTTTCTTCTCAGATTACTCTGTTAAAGGACAAATTAAACACTTATAAAATAAAACATAAAAATTCAAAACTTATT